CATGGGCTAGAGCGCCGTGAACGTCAGTTCGCCCGCCGACGCAAGCGACAGCTCGTACGTCGCCTCGCCGTTGAAACTGCCCGCATATTCGAGCCCGGTCAGCAGGAACCGGCCCTCGACGACCCCGAAATCGGGCACGATCACCTGCCAGGCAGGGGTTGCGCCCGAAAAGAAGATCTGCCGGGCGCGGGCATCGGTCGCATCGTCGCGGAATACGCCCGACCCTGCGACCGTGGCCGAGCGCACGCCTGCGCCGCCCAGAAGCTCGCGCCATCCGCCCGCGCTTTCGACACTGGTGATGTCCACCGACCCGGCATTGAAGCTCAGGCGCGTGGCGCGCAGGCCCGCGACCGTCTCGAAGTCACCGCTCCCGGTCACGTCGATCTTCAGAAGCAGGTCCTTGCCGTTCTGTGCCGCCATGTCGGCTCTCCTTGCTTGTTCAGTTGCTGTCGATGCGAGCGCGGAAGCGCAGTTCGATTCGGCGCACGTCGGCGTCCCGCACGCGCCGTGCGCGGGCGCCAAGAAACCTCAGGTCCATCAGCCGACCGCCCGCAACGGTCAAATCCCCACCGTCAAGCGCCGCCGCCACCGCCGCCGCCACCGCCTTGGCCGTGGCAAACCCGGCGGCCGAGCTGATCACGCTCAACCCGATGTCGTGCTCGGCGATCTCGCCCGACGCATCGCCGCGCACCCGGGCGTCCTCGACGCCCAGGCTCAGATATGTCTCGGGCAGGCTGCCCGCCGGAACGGCGTCGTAGATCGCCGTCCCCACCAGCGCCACCAGCGCCGCATCCGCCGACAGGCGCGCAAAGACCGCCGCCTGCAGCGCCCCCGCCAGGGCGTAGCTCATGCCGTCACCTCCTCGGTGGCAAAGCACACCAGGAGCCCCGGCATGTCGGGCGCCTCGGTCACCGCCTGCACCCGGAACAGGCGCCCTCCGGCCCGGAACCGCTGCTCGGGGCGGGGGCGGCGTGCATCGCCATCGGCTGCGGCGCGCACATAGATGCGGAAGGTCAGCGTCGAGAGTGTCACCTGCTCGGCCGCTTCCAGCCGCCCCGCCCCCGCCCGGACATGACCCCACAGGGTGCCAAGCACCGTCCAGACCGTGGAAAAGCCACCTGCCCCGTCGGGAACGCGCTCGGGGCTCTCCAGCACCAGCGCCCGGTCGAGCCGGGGCCAGACCGTCACGACAGGCCCCACAACCGCACATGGCGATAGGGCGCGACCAGCGCAGCCACCGCCTCGGGGATGCCCCGGTCGGCAGCGCGGTTGTCGTGGAACTCGGCCGCCAGCATCAGGACCGCCTGTCGCAGGTCGCCGGGCACTTCGGACCAGACCGCGCCGTAGCCCGCGGTGAAGTCGATCTCGGCACGCCCGCCGACCGGAATGGTCGGCAGGGTGAAGCCGACCGACCGTACCAATGGCCGGTGGGTGTCGCGGACCAGCCGCCATCCGGCGGGATCGGCCGTCACGGCCACCTCCAGCCGGTCCACGATGCGCAGCGCTGCGACCGCCGTTACCGGCGCCACCGGAAGCGCCTGCTCGGCCAGGTCGCGCCACGCGGCCACCGTCAGCCGGAAGTCGCGCTGCAGGATCGCCTTGGACGTCCGCGCCTCGATGGCCGCCAGCGCCGCCCGCAACACCCCGCGCAACAGCGCGTCCTGCCCGGGATCGGGCGCAAATCCGCTCGCCAGCCGCAGATGCTCGGCCAGGTCCGCCACCGGCAGCGCCTCGGGCGGGACCGGCGTCAATTCCGTCACGTTCATGAATCTCTCCGCAACCGTTGGGCGGCCCGGCCGGGCCGGTCAGCGACCGGCCCGACCATTTCTCGCCGGTCGCGGATCAGCTCACCGCGAAGCGCAGAAGCTTGATCGCGGCATAGTCGCTGACGCCGCCGCCCACGCGCTTGGTGGCGTAGAACAGCACGTTGGGTTTGGCCGAGAACGGGTCACGCAGCACCCGCAGGTCGGGACGCTCGGCGATCGTGTAGCCCGCCCGGAAGTCGCCAAAGGCGATCGCGAAGGCGTCGTTGGCCACGTCCGGCATGTCCTCGGCAATCAGCACCGGATAGCCCAGCAGACGCGCGGGCTCCCCCGCCGCCAGCCCGTCCGACCACAGGAACCGCCCGTCGGCGTCCTTCAGCTTGCGCACCCGGCCCGCGGTGCGCGAGTTCATCACGAAGGTCCCGTTCGCGCGGTAGCGCGCGCCCAGCGCATAGACAAGGTCCACCAGCACATCGGCCGGGGCCGCGGCCGGGAACGCACCCGCCGTGCCGGTCGCGACATAGCCGAGCGACCCCCAGGCCCAGGTCGCGTTTGCCACCTTGGTGTGGTCCAGGAACCCGCGCGGCTTGTCCACGCCGTTGCCGACCACGAACGCGTTCGCCTCGGCCCGGGCGAACCGATCGCCGATGCGCTCGGCCAGCCACGCCTCGACGTCGAACGCCGAGTCGTCCAGCAGGCGCTGCGAGACCTTCGGCAGTGCCGAGAGCTCGTGCAGCGGGATCACGATCTTGTCGATGGTCGGCGTGCCGGTCTCGGCCTGCGCCGCGGTCTCGGTCGCCCAGCCTGATCCGAACTCGGTATGGTCCACCAGCACTTCGTATGTGCCGCCGTCGATCGCCACCACGTTGGCCAGCGCCCGCACCGACGCCTGCGACCGCAGCACGCCCTGGATCGTCTCGGCCGTGCGCGGCGAGACCAGGTAGCCGCCATCGGCCGCCACCGAGGTGGACAGGGCCTTGCCTTCCAGGACCAGGCCGCGCAGGCCGTCGTCGTCGCCCGACCGCACGTAGGCGTCGAACGCCTTCTGGTGCGGCACGGCGGGTTCGGCCGCTGCGGCCAGCGCCGGGCGCAGCCCGGCCATGGATTTCCGATCAAGCATGGTCAGTCGCTCTTCCTGCTGTTGAAGTTTTGCCTCCACCCCGGCGCGGAACACCCCGAGATCGCTCACGAACTGGCCAAGGGCGGTCTTGAACTCCGCCACCTGGCCCGTATTCCCCGCCGCGGGCACGGCTCCGCCGTCCCGGGCGACGCTGTCGCTCTTGGTCATTGGTCTGTCCTGTCTGTTGCCGCTCTGCCGTCCGAAGGCGCCTCAGGCGCCCCGCAACATCTCCGACGCCGCGCGCAGGGCGCAGGCGAGATCCGCAAGCGCCCGGCTTGCCGTTCCGTCCTCGGGACCCTCTCCGGCCTTCGACCCGACCCGGGCGTCAGGCAGCATCGGGAAAGTCACCAGCGACACCTCCCACAGGTCGAGCTCGCTCAGCACCCGGCGGCCCCTGTCGTCGCGCTCGGCCGTGACCGTGCGATACCCGATCGACAGCCCGTCGATCGCGCCCGCCGCCACCAGCGCCGCGGCTTCCCGGCCCTGCGCCACATCGGGCAGGATGCGCCCCTTGACGTACAGACCGCGCTCGTCCTCCCGCACCTCGTCCCACACGCCGATGGGGCGCCCGGGATCGTGCTGCCACAGCATCTTGACGCGACGCCCTTCGGCCGACAGCCGTTTCAGGCTGGCCGCATAGGCACCCGCGCGCACCACGTCGCCGCCCTGGTCAACCCGGCCGAACAGGCTTGCGTAGCCCTCGATCCCGGTTCCGTCCGGCAAGGCCTCGACCCGGCCCAGCGCGGTGAACTTCACATCCAGTCCCGACGTGACCCCGTGCATCATGTGCCCTCCTGCGCTGCGGGCAGTGCCAGAAGCGCCCGCTTCTCCGCATCCGTCAGGAACGGTGCCGCCGCCACGCGGGCCCAGACCGCATCGCGTTCCGCCGCCAGCGCCGGCACAGCGTCCAGGTCCGGCGCAATCTCCACCGCCTCGCCCGAGATCGCCGACAGCCAGTGCCCCAGCGCGCCGCAGACCCGCGACACCAGCGGCAGCACCGTCAGCCGGTAGAACGCCCGGTGCGCCTCGGCATAGTTTGCATAGGTCGCATCGCCCGGGATCCCGATCAGCATCGGCGGCACGCCGAACGCCTGCGCGATCTCGCGCGCCGCGGCCTCCTTGGTCTTCTGGAACTCCATGTCGGACGGGCTGAACGCCATCGGCCGCCAGTCGAGGCCACCCTCCAGCAGCATCGGCCGACCCGCATTCCGCGCGCCCTGGTGGTGTGCCGCCAGTTCTGTCAGCAGACGGTCGTACTGCTCGGCCGTCAGCGACCCGTCGCCTCCTGTGTAGACGATCGCGCCCGACGGCCGCGCGGCATTGTCGAGCAGCGCCTTCGACCACGCGCTGGCCGCGTTGTGCACATCGACAGCCACCGCCGCCGCCTGCATGGGCGACAGGCCATAATGGTCGTCTTGCGGGTGGAAGCTGCGGACATGGCAGATCATCGACAGCCCGTCCACCACTGGGAAGCGGTGCTTGCGGTTCCCCACCGCATAGTCATAGGCCGTGGGCCAGCCGTCCGGCCCCGGCACCAGGCTGACCCGGTCCGACCGCAGCACGTGCAACTCGTCCGGCAACCCGTCCTCGGCACCCACCGCCTCGACATAGCCGTCGCCC